ACGATGCCGAGAAACAGCTGCAGCGCACCGTCGATGATCTGCGGCAGTGCGGCGACGAGCGCGGTCACGACCTTCGGCACGAATGCGACCACGGCGTCGACGATCTGAGGGATCATCGTCACGATCGCGTCGACGAGGGTCGGCACGATTTCCGTGAACGCATCGAGCAGGGTCGGTAGCGCACCCACGATCGCCGTGACCAGAGCGAGCACCAGATCGAGCGCACCGCTCACGAGGATCGGTAGCGACTCGGTTAGTGCCGACGAGATCCCCTCAACGATCGAGGGCAGTGCCTCGACGATCTTGTCGACGAGCCCGGTCAGCAGGCCAGTGACCTGCGGGATGAGCCCCGCGATGCCGTCAGCGAGCGTGGACGGATCCACCAGGAAGAGCGCCGCCAGCACGCCGGCGAAGATCCCGACAGGGCCGGTGATGCCCGCGAACGCCCCGCCGATGAGAGGGAGGCGTGCAAGCAGCGGGCCGAGCATTCCCGCGAGACCACCGATCAGCGGCAGGAGCGCAGCGAACGTGCCAGCGATACCGCCCGTGTCGATCGTGAACCCGTCAGCGAATGCTTCGCGCATCCGGTCGAGCACGGGCAGCACCCGCTCACCGATCTGGTTTGCGACAACCTCGATGACAGGCTCGAGCGCCTTCGAGACGGCTCCAACGCCTTCCTTCACCGTCGTGAAGACATCCTTGAAGATGCTTTGGAACGGTGTGAGGATCGTCGCGCCGAGCTTCGAGAAGCTGTTGCGCATGTTCGCGAACGCACCAGAGGTGGTGTCGCCCATCGCCTGCGCGACGTCGCCCGACATGGTCTCGACGGCGCGCGTGAACGTGGCCGCGTCGACCTTGCCCTCGCTCACCATCTTCTTGAGCTCGGACTGCGGAACCTTCATCTCGTCCGCGAGGGTCTGCCAGATCGGCAAGCCTCTATCGGAGAGCTGGTTCAGTTCCTCGGTGAATGCCGCGCCGTTCGTCTGGACACGGTTGAGGATCGACCCCATTTCCGCGAGCGGAGTGCCTGCGGCTGCCGACGCCGCAGCGACGGTCTTGAGGTACTTCGTCAGGTCTTTGCCCGGCTTGATACCGGCCGCGACCGCTGAGGCGGCGACGTTCGCCGAGTCTGCGAGAGAGAACGCCGTGCCGTCGACAGACTCGAGAGCCGAGTCCATGATGGACGCGACCTCTTCGGTGGTCTTACCGAGGCCGGTGAGCTTCGCCTGTGCGTTCTCGATGCCGGTCATTCGTGACCAGCCGCCGGCGAACGCGGCTGTCATCGCGCCAGCGGCGGCGATCCCGACACCGGCGAATGCGCCCTTGATCGTCGACGTCGCCGCCGTGGTGATCCGGGACAGTCCCTCCATGCCCGTACGCCACACGCCTGCCATGCCGCGCACGACACCGCCGACGGTGCCCGTGAGCCCGCCGAGGAGTCGGCCCGCGGACGACACAGATGTGGAGATCGCGCGCCCCATCGGGGCGAACCAGCGTGCAGCGGGCGCGAATACCTTCGCTACACGGGAGCCGACAGCAGAGGCGCCAGAGGCGACCGTCGACCAGGCGCGCGCGAACGGTGCCCCAATAGCCTTCCCTGCCCGCTGGGCTCCCGACTGCATCGTGCGGAATGCGCGCCCCGCGCTCGCGCCGAGAGCGTTCATGCGCGACGCGGTGCCGCCGACGTCTGCGGTGATTCCGCGGAAACCCTGCGCGAACGAGCGTGCGCCCTTCACGAGCGGCCCCGAGAGGATGCGCCCCACGAGTCGCACGGGAGCGAGGAGACCGAGCATGTCCTGCGCGACGCGCTTCATGCCCATACCGCGGCGAGCGCGCTCCGCGGACTGCGTCAGGAGATCCTGTGCAGCCTTGAGGCGTGCCGTCGCGGCGGTTGTCGAATCGTGAGTGGTCTGTAGCCGGCGGGATGCAGACGCGAGCCGCTCCTCGGCCGCGATGACCTGTGCAGAGTCAGCCGCGTACCGCGACCGGGCGGCGGCGAGCTGTGCCTCAGCGACGCGCACACGGCCAGCGGCATCGGCCTCAGAGAGGCGCGACTTCGATAGCGCTCGAGCAGCGCTCGCGACACCCTTCTGTAGGTCGTTGGTGGCCTGCGAGACGCTGTCGCGGATCCCTCGACCGAACATGTCCTTGAAGCCTCGACCGGCCGACTGCCCAGCGGTCGTGCCCGAGCGTCCGATGGACTTCTCGAGACGACGACCGCCAGACTGGCCGGCGGCCTGCAGTTCCTTCTCGACGCTCTTACGGACGCCCTTGAACGTCGCGAACACCGCGACATAGCCGCTACCGATTTGGCTCGACATAGGGCCTCCCCAGGGGTGTCAGTCCGGCATCGCGGAGAAGGTGGTGAGGAGAGCGGCGGCGATCTCGTGGTCGTCGTCGGTAACCTGCACCGCGTCGACAGCTTTCTCGTACAGCTCCGGCACCGTCAGCGGCTCGGATCCCTTTTCTCGGTGTCCGTTGAACCAGCCGACCGCGAGATGAATGAGATGCACGTCGGCGGTAGACATCGCGTGCTTCATGCGTGCGATGTCCGCGAAGAGATGCGACGCGGTTTCCCGCATGAGTCCGAGGATCAGGTCGTGCGCTTCGCCCCAGCGGCACCGGCGGGATCCCACGTCAGAAAGCGGGATCCCGAGCCAGCGTCGGAAGTCGTAGGTGAGCGCTACTCGGTGCTCGTCGATGAATTCGACGAGCCCTCGGATTCCCCCAGGCTCAGCCCGAGCGCCTTCTCGAACTCGTTGAAGAACCCGGTGACGAGTCGCATGTACTCGAGCGCGCCGAGCCCGTTCACTTCCTCCTGCAGGGCTTCGTCGCCGAGCGCCTTCATGACGATCTCGAACTGCTCGTCCTGCTCGAGATCGCGCGCCGCGAGCATCTCGCGCAAGATCGAGGAAGGGAAGTCGAGATCGAGGATGATCTCGCCGCCGTCCTTCTTCTGGAAGTGCAGCATGTCCTCGTCGGTGACGAAGATCTTCGGCTTAGGGCCAGCCTTTGCGGTCTTCGCTGAGGCGGGTCGTGTGGTGGATCGAGCAGCCATGATGGCTCCTTTCAGGGTTAGGGGTGGAGGGGGTTAGGTGTGCGCCGCGACACCCCCGTGGCCGCGACGCACACCGGTCTGGCTAGTCGCCTGGGTTCGTGCCGCCGTCGGCGACGTTGATCACCCACTCGGAGTAGTTCCGGTTCTGGAACCACTCGTGCGGGAGACGACTGAACGTCGTGTTCCAACCGCGCGGCGTGCCGCGTTCCGACTGGTCGCGCTCGACGGCGGAGACGGTCACGACGCCACACGTACGCTCGACGAAGTATCGGCCGGCCTTGGTCTTGTAGACCTCCTCCGTGAACAGCAGGTACTGCTCGCCGGACCCGGCAGCGTCGACGTAGATGTGCCCGTTCGCGTCCGGCTTCACGCCGTGCACGATCTCCCGCACGATCTCGTCGTTCTGCGCGAGCCCAACCTGCAGGGTCGAGTTCGAGTTGCCGGCGGCGAGCTGGTACCCGACCTGCCAGAACTCGGTCGGGTCGCCGTCGGCCTCGTCGGTGGGCTGGAAGCCGCCGTCCTGCTTGATCAGGCCCAGCTTGCGGTAAGCGGCGGGAAGGACGAGCGTTCGTGCTCCGCCCTCGGCGGGGGCGACGACGTTCGCCTCGTCGTACGGCGCGACCGCCGCGAAACCGGTGATCGGAATCGCAACGGCGCTGAGGTCGTTGCCCGCTTCATCTGCGGCCATGATGTCTCCTTCGAGATAGAGGAAAGCCCGCCGCAGTCGGCAGGCGGGTTCGTGGGGGTGGTCTGTGGGGTCACCAATCGCCGATGACGCTGTAGGCGACGGTCATGTACCTTCGGGCTTTGTCGGCCTGCTCGGGCACCGCATAGGGGCCGTTGCATCCGTCCCACTCGATCGATGCGATCGGGGATCCGGGCCAGGTGAGGATCGCCTCGTCGGTCAGGTCCGCGAAGACCTCTCGCGCGAGCTCGTTCGCCGAGAAGTCGTTCAGGCGCGTTCCGGCGAGGACGGAGACGCCTGCGGATCGGTCGAACGTGGGCCATCCGGTGCGCGCGCCGGAGTCATCGCGGACGACGATCTGATCCGGAGACGACACCGTGAGGTCCGCGGGTTCCTTGTTGCCGATCTTCACGACGTCGCCACGCTCGGCGGCACGTTCGCGCAGGTATCGGGTGAGGAACAACTCGAGATCAGGGGGCGTGACTCTAACCACGGCGCGCCACCTTCTTGAGCGCGCGAGCAAGGTTGCCCGTCACGGCCTCGACGAGGAGCGTCTTCCAGTCGTCACCGACCACGCGATAGACGGTGCGATAGCGCGCCTGCTCCTTCTCGATGTGCAGGCCATTCTTGTAGTCCTCGGTGTCGACGGGTGCGCCAGCTTTCGCCTCAGCCAGAACCGCGTTCGCACCCTTCTCCGTGAGCCGTTCGACGCCCGCTGACTTGCCGATCTGGTCGAAGTACTTCTGGTTGAACTGCACGGTCGTGCGCGGCATCCGATCACCCCTTGAAGTCCTCGACGTCGACGACGAGCGTCGGCTGCCAGCCCGTGAACGGGTTCTTGTCGTTCTCGGGGAACCCGACGATGCTCCACACTCGCGTGCCCTGCCGGATCCGGTCGCCGCGGCGCACATCAGCGTCGGGGTCAGGGATGATCAGCTGCTTGCCGGTCGTGGTCTGCCGGCGCACGTCACCGTCGGAGTCCGTGGATCCCTGCGACGAGAAATAGGCGCCGTCGAGCGCCTCCTCATCCGGGTTAGTCCAGTCCTCGCCGATCGGTTCCCCGCTGTAGGGGTCCTCGATGATGCCCGCACGTTGGCGGACGAACGCCTCGCCGAATGCGAAGCCGTCTCCCCCGCCGTCGATCCAGTCGAGCGCGGTACTCATCGTGAGCCCCACTCGAGCCGGTACGTCGACAGGGTCTCCTTCTCCATCGCGAGGAGAGGTATCGAGATCGGTGCCCCGCCGGCGGACGCGTACGAGACGCTCGCGCCGTTGACGGACTGCGACGAGATCACGCCGCCAGCCTGCGGCCCGCGCTTCGCCGCGCCGACGATGACCGCCGCCACCTCGGGCACCTCTTCGAGGTCATACCCGTGACGGAGTGCCACCGAAACTCGGCCAAAGCGTGGCGTCCACCTGCCCGATTGCAAGCGCAGCATGCCCGCTCGCGACGTGTCGACGTCGGCTGTCACATCGACGCCGTCGTTCATGACGGAGACGAGCTCCACGACACGGAGCGACGGCAGGAGAATGTCCCTGCCGCCGCTCCCGTCGAGGGTCAGCGTCTCGTCGATGATGGGGGCTACGTGCCAGCCACAGAAACGCCGGACGGCGCCGTGCGCAGCTTTCAGCCAGAACGCCGCGTTGACCGCGGTCGTCTCGCCCACGATGGGCGGGATCGGGTCAGGCATGTGGCCCCCTTCCCATCACTTCGCGGCAGGTGCCTGGCGACCGCGCTTGACCGTCTCCGGTTCACGCACCTTGGTCGTCTCGGGCTCCTTGACCTTCGTTGCGGCCTCGTCCGACTTCTCGTCGTTCTTCGAGTCGGCGTCGAGCTCCTTGCGGCGCTCAGCGATCTCCTTCTCGAAGTCAGCACGCTCCTGAGCAAGCTGCTCCTCGTGCACACGACGGGTCTCGTCGAGCTCGGCCTGCAGCTCTGCTCGCGCCTTCTCCGCCTCGACCGATGCCGCCGACTCGACAGGGACGTTCGTCCTTACAGCAGCGACGATGTCTTCACGCTCGGCGTCCCGTTTGCGGTACCGGACGTTGTCCTTCACGACGATGTTCGCCATCACTGACCTCCCTCTTCGGCGCCGGCGGCGAGCTGCACGACGGCGAGCTTGGCCGGCTGGCGGAACAGCTGCAGGGCGCGCAGCTCGGCACGGACGTACACGAGGTTGCGCTGGGCGTAGTCCTTGTGCTGGTTGAACGCGAGGATCGCCAGTGCCTCGAAGATCAGCAGCTGGAACGCCCGGAAGTCACCCATCAGCGCCTGCCCCTTGGGCATCGCGGCCGACGTGACGCGGGGAACAGCCCAGATCGACTGCGGCCCCGTACCGAACGGGCCGTTGCCGTAGAAGCGGCCCATGTCGTCCTTGAGGAGATCGAACTCCTCGTCGTCCTCAGGGTTGAGCACGATCGCCTGCGGTGCCGTCGACGACGTCTCCCACAGGAGCGTCTTGCCCTTCCGGACCGACGTGACCGCGTCCGTCGCGAACGCCTGCTGCAGAACACCGGTGGTGTTCATGATGCCGTTCGGCTCGTCGTTGTCCTCGTCGCCCACGAGCACGACCCGCTCGATCTCGTCACGCAGGTTCTGCGTCAGGATGCCGTTGATCAGCGATGCGAGCGCGCCGTCGTCGTTGAGCTCCTGCTGCGTCGCCTCGATGCCGTCGGCGTAGGTGTGAGCCTTCGCGTCGGCCGTGCGGGTCTGCAGATCCGAGATCGGCTTGAGGCCGTCCGACGGCGCCGTGCCGCCGGGGGCCGTGGTGCCGTACTCGCGCACGATCTTGGCGTTGTTCGTCACCGAGATCAGCTGACGGTACTCAAGCCACGCGGCATCCGTGGTACCGACCGTGATCAGGTCGAGGAGCGTGTTCGGCTTCCGGTAGGTGACATCCTCGATACCCGGCAGGCGGGTCGGGGTCGTGTCGCCGTTGTCGACCGTGTTCAGCGGCGCCTTGATCGCCCGCATCGAGGCCTTCTTCGACGTGACGCTCTTCGCCTCGATCGAGATCGGGGTGCCCTTCGCGACACCGTTCGGGTGACGCTCACGGAACGCCTTGAGCGCCTCCGAACCCACGAACGCGTCGCCGACCGATTCGGCGGCACCCTCACGACCCTTGCGCGATTCGCGCTCCGGCGCGGGCTTCTCGTCTTCGACGGTGACCGCCGACTTGAGCGCCGCGGCGGCGTCCTCCTGCGCCTTGATCTTTGCCTGCACCGCGTCGATCTCCGACTTCAGCTCGGGGATGCGTGCGACGTCTTCCTCGGTGAGGTCGTCCGCCGACTTCTTACTGAGTTCCTCGACCTCTGCGAGCAGGGCCGCCAGCTTTGCCTTGAGATTCATTTCAGGCTCCTTTCTCGGCCCCGCGGGCCAGGTTGGTGAGAGTGAGCAGCGCGGCAGCCTTCTGCTGCGCCAATGCGAAAGCCCCCGAGGATTCGGGGGCTGGGTCTGCGTCACCGGGGTCCGGGTCAGCGGGTGGGGGTGCGTCGACGGGCGCCGGAGGATCCGACGTCGCGGCGACAAGCTCTGCGGCGGACTTCACGTCGATCACCCGGGTCTCAGGGTTCGAGCCGCGGAGCACGAGCGACACCTCGACAAGGTCGAACTCGTAAACGGCCCAGACGTCACGGGCGCCACGCTTCTCGAGCCGCACGGATCCGGACGGCTCGAAGCCGCCGATCGAGAACTCGCGGACGCGGCCGGACTTCACGAGCCGGTAAGCCTTTTTGCCGTCCGGGTCGTCCATGTCGAAGTCGATCGTGATGACAAGGCCTTCGTCAGTCTCCTCGCCTATGAAGCCGCCGAGGTGAGCGCCGAGGTCATCCCACTTGTGATGCCACATGAACGGGAACGGGAACTCGCCGCGGCGTTCAAGTGCATCCTTGAACGCTCCCGGCATCAGTTCTTCGTCCTGGTCGTCCACGACGCCGAACGCCGATACGAGGGCAACCACGCGCCCCAGGTCGTCGTCCGCGTCCTTGAGCGTGATCCCGAAGCTCTTGCGCGCCTCACGCACTGCTGGTGCTGCCATCTGTGCCACCTCCTGATTTTTCGTCGTCGCGCACCGTCACCGGCAAGAGCCCGCTGTGTGCGATTGGATCCAGCCCCACCGCGGCGAGCGCCGGCTCCGGCAGGAACCCCGATCGGATCAGACCGTTCGCGGCCGCGATGAGCTTCGCGAGTTCGTCGACTGTGAAGCCTCCGACCTTTGCGGCGCCTGCCTCACCGAG